CCCACCCAGGGTGCAGAAATCCACGCTGTCCACCACGGGGTTCACGATAGAAATTAACGTGGACACTGCCGGTGGAACCGGATCCACGCTTACCGTGGAATGGACGGCCTGGGGTGACTAAACCATGAAGGAAGATCACGAACACGACAGCGAACCACCGATCCGGGAATTCAGCATCCCGGATGCGAAGAACATCCTGAACCAGATCACTGGCCGTGCATCAGATCTGGTTCGTGGCCAGTTCCACGATGAAGTGAAGCCACGGGGCCAGTTCACCTTTGAACTGATCGACGTGGACACCGGCCATGTAGAACAGCGCCAGATTCATAACACGGTGGTGGATGAAGGCGAAAATGAAATCCTTCGCTACCTGGGTGAAGTTCCCAGATCGAAAACGGGGATCCTATTCAGCGGGGATGGATCCCAGACCCAGTTCCAGTTACCAGCCCCGTATTATCCCATCCAGAACGTGGTGGATGTGTCGGTGGGTGGCACCAGCCAGACCGAAGGCACGGATTTCTGGTTCGATTACTGGAACGGGGTGCTGAACTTCACCAGCGCACCGGCCAGTGGCACGGATAACATCGACGTGGATGTGGATTACGTGCAGTTCCCCTTCCGATGGCTGGCGGTGGGAACTGATGGAACGGCTGTCACCGATTCGGACACCAGCCTGGGAACGGAATCCCACCGGAACGAACTGGATTCGGGAACGAACAGCGGGGAATACAGCCACGATTCCGGTGCTGTCGAACTGACCGGAACCTGGCTGTTCGGAACTGGCGAAGCGAACGTGGACATCGCTGAAGCGGGGCTGTTCGGTATGCCCAGCAGCGAAGCAGCATCGGGAACGTCCGAAGATACGATGCTGAACCGGACGGTGGTTTCCCCGGTGATCAGTAAATCCAGCAGCCAGGAACTGAAGGTTACGTGGACACTATCGATGTGATCCACGTAACCCACTGAAGGGTTACATCTATGCCAGACACCCAGGCTTATTCCGTCGATTGGACAGTGGACATCGCACCGGAAGGCGATGTATCGGATGATGTGGCCGAACTGAAGGTGATCGACGTGGAAGGCGTGAAATCGGCCACGGTGAAACTGGATACGTCGAAATCACCCCACGCACTGGAAGAACTGGAAGATATTTCCATCACCATCGAAGATGGGAACCAGACCGTTCAGTTCGACGGGAAAACGGACAGCATCCACGATGATCCAGAACGGCCAGTGGTGACTGTCGATGCACGTTCCCCAGACGGCTTACTGGATGATGCGACTGTGGCCGGCCTGATCAGCGAAGAAAACCTGTTCGACGTGATTAATGCGATCATCGACACCAGTGCTGGGAAGGTTCGATCCATCAGTTTCGATCCGGATCCGCTGATCAGCGCACACGGAACCTTCGCTGGGGCCGTGGATTTCGGAACGGTGGACATCGCACATGTGGGTGCTTTCGGGGTGAACAGCGACGTGTTCACCCAGCACGAAACGGCTGAAAATGGGATGGAAGCCGAATTACGGATCGATAATTACGAAAACACCAGCAATAACACCTACACCCTGGATATAACCGGGAACGATTCCGATGGGAACACCGTAACGGCTTCCCTGGATCTTCCGCCAGCAGATTCGGCCCAGGATGCGTTCGGAACCGATTCCCCGAAACTGGCGCTGTCCGGTGGGAATGGGCTGTGGGATGAAGTAACGTCGATCAGCACGGACATCCCGAACTTCAGCAGTGGCCTGAATCCCAGGGTGCTGCTGTATGGAAATATCTTCAATTACGTTAAGACTGAATGGAACTTCACCCTGGATTCACTAACCAGCGTTCGATCAGCCATCAGCCGCATCGTGAACTACATCAGCGGGGTGGATAATTCGAACGACTGGGAATTTTACGTCGATGATTCCACGAACGAACTGATAGTTCAGCCGGTGTCAGATGCGAATCCGGACACACACGTTTTCCGGGAAGGCGATAATGTCACTAAGCCGGTGGCCACCAGGGATCTGGATGGCGTTCGGAACTTCATCAAAGTGAACGGGGCTGCCGATGTGAACATGTGGGTGTGGGCCTATGGCGGGGATTTCCAGTGGTCGCTGGATAACCCGTTCGACACCGGGGAATACCCAGATGCGGGTGTGGTGTTCGACAGCAGCCCCGGTGGTGGCCAGAACGACATCGATCAGATCAATCTTCGCGCTGAACGGCTGGCTTCGAATGATTTCACGTCGATCTTCCAGGCGCTGGAAATCGGGAAGAAGGCGCTTCGGGAATTCTACCGAACCCCGGTGTCTGGAACGGCCCCGATCATCGGTATTCAGCAGGTGTCACCGGGGGATAAGGCCGAAATCTACTATCCCAGCCGTGGGATCCCCCAGAAAGTCACTGATAACGTTTACACCGTGGAAAAGGTCGAATATACGGTGACACCGAACAGTGCCACCACTGAAGTGGAATTCGGAACTGTAAGGCCGAACCTGGCTGATGTGATCAGATCTGGCGGGAACATCATCCGGAACGACATCAGTTCGAACGTGGCCCAGTATTCCACCAGCGTTTCTACCAGTAAGAATTCGGTGACTAAGAAAACGCTGCAGGAAGTGGTGGCTGAAGTGGAAAAGTTCCCGGTGGTGGGAACGTTATCCAGCCAGAACGATGATGGAACGTGGACAGTCGATGGCGATGATGGCGAAACTTACGAAAACGTGCAGGTGATCTGAAGCACCCCTGCCTTAGAACGGCTGCCAGGGGCCTTAGAATCGATTCTGAAATCCGTGGGTGATCCATCGTATCGACAGCGTGGCCTGCAGCAGCGCACAGCGTGGTGCCTGCACGGTGGTGCTGATCGAAAAGGTAGGATGGCAGGTTAGCCATCCTGGTGGAACGGTGTTCCTGCCGGATCACGGTGATAGGGGGGTGATCACGGCTTCCGGCAGGTGTTCGATCCGATGCTTCCCCTGGTTATAGGCGTTAGGGAACTGCTTTCTGTGGCTGTTAGTCTGGTGTTAGCCTACTGTTAGGGTGGCAGGGTGGCAGGGACAGATTTATTACCACCCCCTGTGAAGCACCACCAGGGTGATCACGAACCGAACCGCATCCACGTTCTGAACCACACCACCACGGCAGCCTGCCCACACGCCAGTTCTGGCCGCTGTAGGTCTGGCAGGCTGCACGGGTGGATCCCTGGGCCAGCCCCCCGCTGGGGATCATGGGGCCACAATACTGATCCCTTCCTGGCCGTGTGCCTGCCGGTGGTGAAGCCCACCGATCACGGCCAGGGGATGATAGGTGCAGGCCACCGGACAGATCTGCCTGGCGTGCAGGGAACCCGGATCCACGGCAGTGGGCCTGAACAGAAAGGGCAGCCACTGGGTGGCCGAAACCACGGGTGCGAACGGACACCGTTCGAAGCCTGAAGTGCTGGAAGGCGGTAGGTGGAACAGACGTACCTGGGTGGAACGGGAACATCAGACCCTTACGGTGTGGTAGGCAGCAGTGCTTTACAGCCACATCGTGCCAGAACGGTATGCTGCTGTGGTGTAGCCTGGCCAAACATCACGGACTTTCGATCCGTGGCCGGGGGTTCGAATCCCCCCAGCAGCATCATCGGAATTCCACTGGGCAGCAGTGCCTGGTGGAACGGTGCTGGCCTGATCCTTCCAGGAAGTAGGATTCGCTGGCAGCCACGTAACGGCTGCACCACCATGTCTGAAACGTTAGATCTGGCCGATTACAGTTCGGCCCACGGTGCAGCGAAGGCAGCAGGTGAAAAGATCCGTGAAATCGCTGAAGATCTGGATCAGGATCCGGATCTGGAAGTGACTGTTCGAAAGGTGGAAATGCGTGATGGCTACCGCTGGGAAGTTTCCTGGCCTGGTGGCCCTTACGACTGGGCAGTGGTTCTGACTGGCGGTGAATCGCTGTTCGTAGGGGAAATGCCTGAACTAAGGCAGAACGGGAACAGCCCCCAGATCAGCGGATTTTTTTCCGGTGGATTCCACATCGAATGTGAAAACAGAACCACCCTGGGTTTCTACCC